GTTGAGCTATATTTCACAAGTGTTCTATATTGTCTTATCATACCTGCGAGTGGATTATTAAGTTGTACTAGCACTGCTTCATTCCACGCCTCTGCACCCGTAGCTGTTCTAGCAGGAGAATGAACTCCCATGCCATTAAATATCTCTCCGATTTGTTTAGGACTACTAATATTAAACTCTTGTCCTGCTAATTCATGTACCTGTAGCTTCAAATCAGCTATCCTCTTCATCATTTTCTCATGTGCTACTTTAGCGTATTGATTATTAATAGGCACCCCACGTTTTTCCATGTCATACAATGTCTTAGTCAGCTCACATTGAAACTCAAAAAGCTCTTTTTGTTTTGTTTCTTCTAGTTTTACTAATCTATCCGTGTATACCCTGCGTGTCCACTCAACATCTTTTATGCAGTAAGGACCTAAAACAGATGGTGGAGATAGTGAAAAGTCTTTATTCCATTTGTTTTTACGTAGCACTTGCTTTGTATCTATATCATATTGTCCAGCTTCTTCACCATAACTTCTATTAATAGTATCCGTCAAACTCAATTGGTTTATAGTGGTAGGTTCAGTCATTCTAACCATAACTAAAACATCGACTAGCTTCATGCTGTCTATATTTATACCCTCATTTTCTAAAAACTTAGCATCAAACTTTACGTTGTAACCGATTAATGTTTTGCAGTATTCGTTTATATATGCAACCAACGCCTCTAAATTACTTTGAGATAAATTAGGCTCATCTGACTGATGTCTAAAAGGAAAGTAATATGTAGCACTGTCAGACATGTTTGTTAAACCTATACCACATAGTTGATTCATGTTGTATGGGTCTAAGCCATTAGTCTCAACATCTATAATAAATTCTGATGTTTTAGGTAATGAGAGTAGTGTGTTTTCAAATGTGTCTTTAGTTACTATCATTGGATTAGACAAGTCCCCCGGTAGGACATCAACCAAGGGACTTATAGTTATGGAGGTCCCCATTAAAAGGGCATATCGTCATCATCATCAACTGACACAGCTGTATCAGGGACTGATGTATCCACACTGCTGCCATATCGCTGGTTTAAGTATTCTTTCATAGGCATTAGATTCTTAACCTCAGCTTGTTTATCTTCTGGCAACTCATGCTCTTTGTTAGTATTAGTAACGGTGTACGTAGTATCTATTGATGCACCACGTCTTTTGACTGAAAGTACAAACTTATTGAGGGTGCCTACTTCATTGTATACATCTACAACTTGTCCCCAATTACCATTACCTCTACCAAATTTTAGGGAAAATACTTTAAAGTCATTTACGACTTCTTTATATTTCTTAGTGCCTGTAGGGCTCACTACTTCTTCCCACGTATCAACTCTTTTTTCGTTGTGTAGAATGTCAGTAACATATACCCACAGTGCAAATTTTCTGCTTGGTAGTCTTCTTCTACCATCTTCCCAATGCATAGCTTCGCTTGGAACTTCCTCTACGGGTTCTCCATCTACCACTAACACTGATTTAATTCTTTTTTCAGGACCACTTTGAAATTCATACACTTCAAATTCTTCTAAATGCGGGTCACCTTCTTGACCTGTAGCCGCAGGCAACATAAAAACTTGATCTCCATCTTTCAACCAAATTTCTTTACCGCTATTTGATTGTGTTGACATAGCAGTCGTTCTTTTATTTAAGTTATCTTGTATCATACTGATTCCAGACATATATCCTCCTTACCAGTACTGTCTATTGTTTATTATATTTTTAAGTATATCATATGATCTGACATCCTGCACATCTTTATACCCATCAGGTATCTCAATGTATGACAATGCAATTTTGTGTCGTAGCTCATGGTCTAATCTCAGACTACCACGTTGTCCAGCCATATCATTATCTAAGCATACCACAATTTCTTTAGTTGGTAAACTTAATAATAGTTCTATTTGTCGTTTTGAGGGGATCGCTCCTAAAATAGACACAGCATGGAAGCCTAATTGATTCAACCATATCGCGTCTAGTGGACCCTCTGTCACACACACCATTTCAGTATTTGATTCTAATTGATTCTGACCAAATAGTATATGTGATTTTTTAAAGCCTTTTGAATATAAATACTTTGGTATTTGATTTTCTTGTCTAACGACCCATCCAACTGGTCTATTATCTTCATCTAGCATCGGAATGACTAAACCATTACTACCTGTAACACCACAATACCATTTTTTCATGCTTTGTTTTGTAAAATCTCTATCAAATATCCACTGTGGAACACTGCCTAATTTATATGGTATCTCAACCTCTGGTAATGTTGTTTGTTCTTCTTCTTCAACGAATGTAAATAAATCATCTTCTGCAATAGTTTTGTATTTACTTAGATAGTCTGTGACTTCGTAATATTCCCAATCTTTATATTTTCTAATAAAACTTATTAAGCCACCCTGTCCGCATCCTGCAAAACATATCCACACGCCTTTATCAACATTTATTGAACAAGACTCACTCGTATCGTGATGAAAAGGACAAAGAATAGATATCTGACTATCCCCACTAGGCATGTCAACGCCTAAATCTAATAACGCTCTCGTCCAATCTGTACTAGTGTTGGTTGATTCTGTAGACAAAACCATCTGACTCCTTCCAAAACTCGCCCATTTGTTTAGGGAATGTGGTGCCACATTGAAAACAATACGGATCGTTCTTAACTAGACCTAATATAGGCTTAAGTAAAAGTGCATTTGGGTCAATAATAGTTAACCCTATTGGTAACTTGCCATGTGCGGAACATTTACCACACCTGTATTTTTTAGATAAACGACTCATTATTCTCCTCAATTCTACCTTTATCTACGTCCCAGATAAATTCAGCTTCTCTACCGCCTAAATCCCCATCTCTGTATTTTTGGAACGCGATTTCTCTTAGTTTTGGCTCACCCTCTACCATACACATAGATACTGCTACATCAGAAGCACGTATTAATGCGTCACCAAATGCTACTTGACTCGCAGTTGGTTGTGTGTACATATTAGCCGCATCTCTAGTTGCTTGTGTAGAAGCTATGACAGTTGTATTTGTAGATAGTGCCATTGTTTTTAAACCATAAAATAGTGAGTGTGACTGTTCCCATGCCGCTTTATTAGAATCATGAGTAGATATTAAATAAACACCATCAATAATTAGCACTTGCGGTTTGTATTTTCGCACTAAATTAGTTATGCTTGGTAATGATATACTATCCTCCCCGCTTATGTGGTCACACACTAACAAGTTTTTAAAATTAGTCTTTTGTAAAAACTCTTTATATTTTTCTTCATCAATTTTATATCCGGTTCTTAGTGCTGTATGAGAGAGTTCGTAGCCTGTTGAGTGTGCTAACAACACATCCATCCTTAATGCTATTGATGATGCCGGCATTTCAGTAGATACTAATAGCGTTTTGTGTCCGCTGAGTATCGCATCTGCTGCTAATTTACAACACAACCATGTCTTACCTACAGTTGGACGTGCATAAGCAGTAACTAAATCACCTTTTTGCCAACCCACACCTGTAGCGTTAACCATCCTGAAAGGTGTTTTTATACCAATTAAACCATCTCCCATCTTTCGTATACTACTTTTTTTCTGCCACTCTTCATATCTATCCATATCTCCTGTATCATACTGATTGACATCTGCATCATGTAATATTTCTACGTCATTTAAATTATCCATTATTGTACCCAGAGCTTTTTTTGGATTCTCCCTGAGTAGTGCTTTGTTATCAGCAAACGCATTTACAATGTGTCTAAACATAACTTGTTTACTAAATTCAGTTAACGCGTAATTAAAATTAATTGATTGTGCTTCTGATTTTAACGTGTTAAATTTTTCTAATAGTAATTCTGTCTTTGGAAACTCTTTATATTCGTCAATATGTTCTTGAATAAATAAATATGCGTCTGCATGTTCTACAAAGTCTTTACCACTGTAGGTGAATTGTTTATAATTACCAGCATCACACAATCCAAAGATGATGCCCGACTCTATAAAATTGTAATTTTCCAATACTATTTCTCTTCGTTTAGCTTATTCCGTAAAGATTTCTTTACTTTGTATATCGAATAGTTTACCACAGTTTCTTTACCATTGACATGTTTTATTTTAGATAGCTCTTTTAAGTTCTCTTCAATGGTCTTCATAGTCTTGTTCATAAACTTATCTTTTAAGAACTGTTTCTCCCCATCATCAAGCCCTAATGATTCTAAATAATCTATAAATTCTACTTCATCTAAGTTTTCATCTAGTTGTTTTACAAAGTCACTTAATTTGTAACTACCCTCACCAGCATCATCACTTGTAGTAGCGTCTAAACTTTGCCCATGTATTTTTTTACTTGCTTGCACCCATAAAGTTTTCAGCCTATTTACCATAGCTGTATGCAAATATGTATGGAAAATGGCATTTCTATTTGGTTTATACAACTTAGCTGCTTTTAAAACTATCATGCGTAGTTCTTGGGCTAAATCATCGCGGTCATGTCCCTGTATATAAATATTAGATAACATCCTATTTATTTTAGGTTCCCACTGTAATATTAAATCATTATCTATTTTCATTTTGATTGTATTTTCTATAGTTTTGATAGCACTCTGTAGTGCAATAAACATTTTTTAATTTCAACTGCACTCCCCGCCGCACACGCTTTTTAGTTCTGTAAAAAATTGTTCTACACCAATTACACTTTAGCCTTATTCGATTCCAAATAAACGCACATCCGTCTGCATGAACTTTTCCTCGACTTCTTTCCCCCTTCATAATTGGCTTATCGCATACTTTACAGTATACCACATTTCTAGCTTTAGGTACGTTTGATTGTAGATTGTTTTTGTCTAAGATTTCTTTTGCATACTGTCTACTTATGCCTACTTGTCTAGCAATCTCAGCTGTGGTCATAAAAGGATTGTTTTTTCGTAATCTTACAACCTTATTCTTTGGCTTCATTTTTTAGATCGTCTATTTCTTGTCTTAACTTTTTAAGCTCTTGCAATAAAAGGACTATTAATGAGTCGTATTTTACTGAATCAGGTCTTCCCTCTTGGTCATAAACAACTAATTCAGACATTATGGGGTCTACTTCTTCAGCAATTAACCCAAAACTTGTTTGATCAGATGATTTATATTTAAAACTTTTAGGATTTAAATCATAAATTTTGTTAGTTTTAGTGTCATTTAAATCTTTTATATCTTTTTTATAGCGTGCTGATGAACTTTTCTTAACCACTTTACCAGTATCACCGCTTGTTAAAATATGTAAAGCTGTAGCGTCTCCTGTTGCTGATGGATTAAGAAATAAATCTTTCCATCTGAAATCACTGCTACCAGTGCCCCCTGTAATAGTACCTAAGTTATATGTATCGTCTGCAGTTGGAACCCAACTATTATTTACATCCCCTGCTAACATGTTGCCACCTATTACAAATGGTGGCTGTCCATCTTCGTCTACATTAAGTCCAGAATAGCTTGTTG